TTGTGACGGGAATTCCTAATTCGGGAAAATCGGACGTAATGGATCAAATCTGTTGTAATATGGCGTTAAAATACGATATGCGTTGCGCTATGTTTGCACCGGAATCGTTTCCATACGAGGGCCATATTAAACGCATCGCAAATAAATTAAACGAAACCAATTGCAACAACGACCAATTAAACCAAACAAAAGATTTCATTCAAGACCATTTTTTTTGGGTGAAAATAGATTTGGAAAATTTGACACTAAAAGGCATATTAAACGCCTTTAAAGAATTAGTATTTCAAAAGGGAATCAACGTTTGTGTGATTGACCCGTGGAATATGTTAGACCATTCAGCGCAACGGGACCATTCATATATTGGCCGGGCGCTTTCTGAAATAACACAATTTTGTCAACAAACAAACACGCATTTGTTTTTGGTGGCGCACCCGCGCAAAATAGAATCAGAAAATGGACGGTATAAAAAACCGACGCTTTATGATATAAGCGGATCCGCCGATTTTTTCAATAAAGCCTACAACGGTTTAATTGTTTACCGCTGCATTGGTGAACGTACTAAATTCAAATCCGACGTTGTAAAAATATACATTGAAAAGGTCAAACGAAAAGAAAATGGACAATTGGGCGATTTTGATATTGCACCGGATTTCAACAATGGCGGGATTTATAAAGACATTGATTTGGAAACAAAAAAATTTGAAGTGATAAAAGATAATATCCCGTTTTAATTATGGACATTTTGGTTGCGTGCGAAGTTAGTCAAAGAGTAACAAACGAACTGCGGTTGTTGGGACACAATGCGTTTTCGTGCGATATATTACAAACAACCGGACAAAATAAAAATTGGCACATAAAAGATGACGTTTTAAAACATATTGACCAAAATTGGGATTTGATGATTGCATTCCCGCCGTGTACACATTTAGCGGTTGCGGGCGCAAAACATTTCAAAGAAAAAATAAAAGACGGCCGGCAACAAAAAGCAATTGAATTCTTTATGTCATTGGTTTACGCGCCAATTGATAAAATTGCAATTGAAAATCCAATCGGAATAATGTCGAAAATTTACAGAAAACCGGATCAAATAATTCAACCATACTATTTTAGCGATTCATTTCAAAAATCAACTTGTTTATGGCTTAAAAATTTAAATAAATTACAACCCACAAAAATTGTTGACAAAGGCGAATTCATAACATTTAAAAGCGGAAAAAAAATGCCGAAATGGTATTCAGAGGCAAAAGAAAACGACGCGCGAAGTGTTACATTTATGGGAATCGCGAAAGCAATGGCGAATCAATTTACAAAACCATTAATTCAAACAAAACTATTTTAATGGCAAAGGCAATACAACCCACACCGGAACACCAAAAGGCGCTTAAATGGTGCTTAAAAAACGAAATAAAGGTATCACAACACCCAACATTGAAAGGTTTACGCGTTGAAATAAACAATCGCGGCACCCGGATTTTGTCACCGGAAACATATTCCAAAATCCAGGCAAATAATAAATGTTGGGAATTATATTTGTACCTTTACAAAAAATATTATTAGTTATGAGATTAAATTTTAATACTATTATTTACCCGATTTTCGGTTGTTTAATTGGCGTAAATTATTGGAATTCAACAATGGATCACGTTGTGATTGAATCAGCATCAGACGACGCCGACGAACATTGTTTGGAATTTCATTTGTTTGTCATTGGTATTTCCTTTGTTTGGTACACCGAAAAATAAATATTCTAATTACATAATAATAAATAAGATTAGTTGACACTTTTCGTCAATACACTTTTCGTAAGTTTTCGTAAAAATTTAAAAAAAACTTTCATTTTTGTTTGGTAATTGAAAAAATTCTTTTATATTTGTACTATCAAACAATAACAATAAAACAATTATGACAACTTACAACAACAATACAGACATCATCATCTTAAACGAAGTTAATATATACGACAGAAGGAACAAAGAATTATTCGGTTACGTAAAAGTAAATATGAGCATCTTCGATGTGTGCGATAACGTTGAATGTTTAATCACAAAAGAAGAATATGACTTCATTCATCACGATTACAATTACGAACTCGAAAGAGATGATTTAAATTTTATGAGGTATTTAAATAATTGCAACTAAAAACATCAACCAAAAATTCAAACCCTTACAAAAATGTAGGGGTTTTTTTATGCTCGTTTATTTTGTTTAAATTTGCAATATGGCTACAAAAACCAACATATTAAAAAACAATTTGATTCAAGCATTGGAACAATCATTGGGAATTGTGACCGACGCGTGCAAAAAAGTTAAATGCAACCGTTCAACGTTTTATAAGTATTACAACAACGACAAAGTATTCCGGGCAAAGGTTGATGACTTGCAAAACCTTACATTGGATTTTGTTGAATCACAGTTGCACGAACAAATAAAAGAGGGCAACACAACGGCCACAATATTCTATTTAAAAACAAAAGGAAAAAAACGCGGGTTCATTGAACGTCAAGAAATACAAATGGACGGAAGCATTGAATCAAAAGTCATTGAATGGACACCGGCAAAGGACAAATAAAAGAGTTTTGCAACGTTCAATTTTATCAAACGTTGAATTCAAAGGCTCGAATTAAAGTACATCAAGGCGGGACGCGTTCCGGGAAAACCTATGCCATTTGCCAATTCTTAATTTATAAGCTAACAACAACCAAAAAGCCGATCACAATATCAATCGTCCGAAAAACATTGCCGGCGCTTAAAAGGTCGGTTTTACGCGATTTTATCGCCATTGCCACTAAATTAGGCGTTTATTATAAAGGCGAACACAACAAAGCGGAAAACACGTTTAAATTCAATGGCTCGATTGTTCAGTTCTTATCAACCGACGATCCCCAAAAAATCCGTGGCGCCAAACACGATATTTGTTTTTTGAACGAGGCCAACGAATTGACGTTTGAAGATTTTCGTCAATTGAATATGCGGACCGTTGGCGAATTGATTATTGACTTCAACCCGTCAGACCCGGTGCATTGGCTTTATAATGAAGTGATTGAACGCGACGATTCGGATTTGTTTATTACAACGTACAAAGACAATCAATTTTTGCCGTCGGAATTGGTCCAGGAAATCGAACGCATCAAATTAAGGGACCCCGATTATTGGCGCGTTTATGGTGAGGGACAACGCGCGGTATTTTCAGACCGTCAAATCTTTACAAATTGGAAATACATTCCATTGTCCGAATTTCCGGAATTTGACGAAACGGTCATCGGCATTGATTTTGGATTTACAAATGACCCGTGCGCCATTTTAGAGGTTGGAAAAATACGCGATAAATTATATATCAACGAATTAATGTATAAAAAAGGAATGACCAATCGCGACATTGCAAACTTTTTGAAGTCAATAGGTAAGGCGGAAACCCTATCTTATTGCGATTCCGCCGAACCAAAATCCGTCGTCGAATTGCGTCAAATGGGCGTATTGGCAAAAGGTGCGACAAAGGGCGCCGGATCAATAAGCGCCGGAATTAGTTTATTAAAAGAACACGAAATATTTGTTTCGGAACAATCAACAAACCTAAAACACGAACAACACACGTATTTTTGGCAGCGCTTAAAAGACAATACAATCATCAACAAACCGATTGATGCCAACAACCATTTATGCGATGCATTGCGTTACTGCGTTTATTCAAAACATAGAAACCGAACTGAATTTTTTGTTGTCTAAAAAACTATTTTAAATTTTGTATTTTTACAAAAATTTTATATCAAAATAAAATATGGCTTCTTTATTTGACCGTTTCAAATCCCTATTAATTAAAAACTCACAACAAACGGCGCAACAATACAACCGCGCCATTTACAATTATATCGGCAATTCAATCGTTTGGAACGCCGAAAATGATGACGCATATATCACCGAGGGTTATCGAAAAAACGCGACGATTTATTCGCTTATTAACATCATAACAAAGGCCGCGACAACAATTCCGTTCCAGGTTTACGAAAAGACAAACGAAAATGATTACAAGCGTTATAAAGCGCTAACATCGGGAACGTTTGACGCTTCATCAATACACAAAGCCGCGATATTACAAAAACGGTCATTGGTTGAATTACAAGACACCGAACTTCACAAAATATTAGAACGCCCAAACCCGGCGCAATCTTACAATTCGTTTATATCTGAATTGATTGCATTCGGGAAACTTACCGGAAACCGTTATATCTACGGGATTGGACCGGACACCGGCGCTAATGTTGGGAAATATACCGAACTTTATGTAATGCCGTCACAAATTATGGAAATCGTTTCCAATGGCATAATGGAACCCGTTTCAAAATATCGCGTTGAATACAACGGCACGTTTGAAATTGCAGCGGACGAAATATGTCACATTAAGGATTTCAATCCGTATTATGACGGCACCGGTTCGCATTTATACGGACAATCGCCATTGCGTGCGGGAATGCGATCATTAACGACAAACAACGAGGCCACACAAACCGGGGTGAAATACCTACAAAACCAAACGGCGCGTGGATTGTTGATGTCCGATGAGGGCGATATTAATGAAGTCCAAGCGCAACAATTAAAAGACAAATTCAGAAAACAATTCCAAGGTTCGGACAATGCCGGGGACGTTATTATCACCCCTAAAAAATTAAGTTGGGTTAATTTTGGATTGAACGCGGCCGACGTTTCGTTGATTGAACAATACAACGCATCGATTAAAGATTTATGCAATATTTACAACGTGCCGGTTCAACTATTGAACAACACCGAATCGGCTTCATATAACAATATGAAAGAGGCCAAAAAAGCATTGTATCAAAATTGCGTTATTCCGGAATTGTTAAAGATAAAAGACGAATTAAACCGTTGGTTGGCGCCTAAATTTGGGGACAAACTTTGTATTGAATTTGATTTTTCAGTCGTCCCGGAACTGCAAGAGGAAACCGACAAAGTGGTTGACCAATTGTCAAAGGCGTGGTGGATCACACCAAACGAAAAACGCGCCGCAATGAATTACGGAAAAGATGATGACACAACCGAATTGGACGATTACTTTGTCCCGGCGAATCTTATTCCGGTAAAATCAAACGACGTTGATGTTCCAATGGAATCGGTTGACGTTGATGTCAATAAATTTTTGAGCAAAAAATTAGTGCCGGGAATGACGGACGTTTACACAACCGTTGAAGAAGCCGAAGCGCGTGCCGAAGCATTGGGCGGTTCCGGTCATCACGAACACGAATTTGACGGCGATGTTGTTTATATGCCTTTTGAATCGCATTCGGAATACCAA